ATGGCTACAAAGATTTTATTAAGAGACGCCGTAAAATAAAAGCTGAACGTGAGAAAATGATATATGAACAAATGAGAAGAAAAAAGAAATTTCTAAATATAGTTAAACAAACAATTATTGGTGTATCGGCATTGGGGTTAGGAACTTTATTGATATGGGAAATGATTGACTTCATTATGAGTGCGCCAGCGTTTCAAACAAAGGATAATTAATGGCAGCTAAAAAACTACAACCAGGTTCAGTATTAGATAAGTATGATGTTGATGATGATGGGGAAATAACTGATAATGAAATTAGTGATATGAAAGCTATTGAAGATATAGAGCGAACAAATAGAAGACAAAAGCATCAAAGAATGATGGCGTGGTATTCACTAGTTGGAATGATAAGTTATCCAGCCTGTATTATGTTTTGTGAATTTGTAGGTTTAAATAAGTCTGCTGATTTACTTGCAACTATGGCACCAACATACTTTATAGCAGCAGCGGGTGTTGCTGGTGCATTTATGGGTGTTACCGCTTGGATGAGTAAAAAATAAATGATGGACGTAGACTTACCGCCAGTAAGAAGGTTTAGAGTAGTTGATGATCATGGAAATATATTGTTAATTACTTCGGGCATTTTAACTGCGTCAGTATATCAATTACATTATGATAAAGCTAAGCCTCCAAAAGGTCATAGAATAAATTGTGATGGATTTAGTAAATCAGAAAATTTTATCAGTCAAGACGATTGAAAGGAGATGTTATGCAGGGTATAATAATATTAATTCTTACAGTATTATTGTTTAGTGGTCTTTACTATGTAAGCGAAAAAGCCGTCAATGTTATATCAAAAAGCAATGAAAGAAGAAAATAGTAATGGAAAGATTTTTATATGTTATGATAACATCTATTATTGTAATAGTTGGATTGATAGGAATGTCATCATTGAGTGTATTTGGATTGCATGCTAAAACAAATGCAAAATTTTTTGTACCACCAAATAAAGACATTTATGAATGTACATTGCAATATTTTGATGAGAATCATCTTGAACAGTTTCAATTAGGTAAAGATCAAATTATTACATGCTTTTACAAGTGTGTCGATACACACGGTGCATTTAGGTGGGTAGAAAGAATAAAAGATAAAAGAGGATGTAAATTTAATACGCGGATATATAAGACAGAAGCGGCAGTATGGAAATGGTTTAAATGAATCAAATACTTTGGGCATGTGTATTCTTATCATCACCATCTACAGTAAGTTTAATTGATGTTTATAACACACATTCCCAATGTTTACATATTAAAAAAAATTATAAACATTCTGGTTGCTTTCCTGTAACTGATAAGGATCCACAGGAAGCATTAAACCAGATATCAGCATTGAGTACAATATTATGGCATACAGAAAAAAAATAGTAATTATTACAGATGATTGTTCTTTTACTTTGAATAATTATATAATGGAAATATTACATCCAAAATCACAAATATATAATGATGGCAAAACACCAACTAATAATTGGATAATATTGAAGCTACCTTTTTGTAAAGAAATAATATTGAACCCCTGGATATATAAAAGTTTAATTATTTCTTATGGGTTCTTGGGATTTAGGATAAATGTGATTGGTAATGGACAGTTTACAAAATACGCAAGAAAAATACTTGATAAAGAAAACTATGCGTACACACATTTTAAAAGTTAACGCACTTGAAAATAATGTCCTATAACTTCTAATCTTTCGTGATGTGTTGCTATTTGATCTAACTCTTTTTGTAATGTTTCAATATGATCTGGGTGTTCAGCAATACCTTGTGGATGGTTTAATAAGACCTCCATATTGTACAAGTGCTTTTCAATCTCACCCAGAGCATGCGCTTTTAACGCTTTTATAGCTTTTTCTTTCATCTAACTCTCGTTGTAGTTTCTAAAGTAATATAAGAACCAGGGTTATAATCCAAAACCACAGTTTCTAGTCTACCATGATATTTGTATGTTACTTTATATCCTTGTATAACACTTTGAACTTGATTTGAATATGTTTCCCCACAATGTTGTCTATATGTCACACCAGGTGCAGAATTGTATCTTTCACCAACTCTACCACCTATTATAACACCTACAGCCGTACCAATTCTTCTTTCGCTATTTGAGCTACCTATCATACTACCAATAACTCCTCCAACAATCTGTCCAAAATCAGTACCCCTTCTACCGTTATTATAACCGGTAACTACAGGTCTGCACATTGTTCCCTTTACTAATCTAGCTTCGGCTACTTCCATTGGTTGGACATCTAATACAGGAATAGTAATAGTGCGTGCTACTGCATCTACTTTAAATCCTAGTAGAATAATTAACAAAATAGATGTAAATAATACTTTTATATTCATGTTCATAATTTTCTCCACTCTTTTCTTTAATTATACATTAGACGTAGATAATTTAGCAATGTAACTCTTTGCTTGGTTTTCTGTATAAAAAATTTGGATAAAACTGTGACTGCGGAATTTGTGTGTTCCAATTAATATTATTTGACCTTTTAAGGTGCTGGCATCTAACAGCCAGTCACCTCTTTCGGTCTTTACGCTTCCTATTTTCATTCTTCTGTTAAAAACTCCTTTTTAGCAAAATGATCCTTAACACTACTAGCTTTATCTTTAATATCTATCTTTTTTGCTTTTTTGTGTTCCGGAATTATTCTTTCTAAGAATACTTTTAACATACCATTTAACATTTCAGCATCTTTTATTTCAACTGTATCGTCTAATGCAAATGTTCTCGTAAATGCTCTATTGGCAATACCTTTGAAAATAAAATTATCATTATCATCAGCAGCTTTGCCTGATATAGTGAGTTTACCATCCTCGAATATAACATCAATATCTTGTTTAGCAAAACCAGCCAAAGCAAGTTCAACTACATAATGATTTTCTTCTACTTGTTTAATGTTATATGGGGGATAATTAGGAATATGTTTTGTGACGTCATCATGTAGTTTAGTTAGTTTATCAAACGTGTCATCCCATCCAATGAATAATTTATCAAAATCTTTAAAGTATGGGTTAGAGGTCATGTTAACCATTTGTTTCTCCTTAATAAGCAAGTTTAAAAATGCTGCCCTTATGGCACAGCGCTATCGTTTTTTACCGATATTATATTTTGATTGCAGATCCCATTCATCTTTATCCTTAAATGATATAATTTTTATCTGAGATAAAGGTGCTTTGTTTTCATGCAGCTCAGGGGTAATAATATCTAATAAACCCCAATCTAATAATAGTTTTGCTATTGTGTTGCGTCTTTCCATATCATTATCAGTCAAATCAGCTTGCTTCCCATCTAAGGCAAAGAGCTCTTTGAAATGAACAATAAAATACCGTCCTTGTTTATGTAAGATATGACAGCTTTGATATAATACCTTATCCTTACTCGAAGCAACACCTATACGTGATAATGTTTCACGTATCTTTAAAAAGTCATCTGATTTCGAAAGTGTGATTTCTAAAGGATTGTAACCATCTACATCAATATTAAAAAACTCATGTTTCATTTACCGCCTTTGTATAGTTTTAATTTTAAATCATCTACTTGATCCTTGGTTAGAATAGAAGCAGCTTGTTTAGCTTTCTCAGTATTATAACCATAATATTCTTTAATTATATCAATCATTTCAATCTTTTCTTTCTTTATCCATTTACTAAATCTTTTCTTCTTTCTGACGATATTTATAAGAAAATTATACTGTAGTATCTTTTCCAAATGTGGTCTCGAATTCATTTCATTTGCATATATTATAGTGTCTGGTGTAAACGACAAAGCCTTATTTACAATAAATGGACTATATTGATCTTCTGACCATTTATCTGTGATAATGTTTACTTTTGTATCATTTATAGATTTTACATACTCAAAAGGAGATATAGAATTATTTTTCATTGAGTGAAACACCAGCCATTAATTCAGTTAAACAAGCAACAAGATTAATCTCTTGATCACTAACAAATGCTGCTTTATATTGATAGTCAGCAATAGTAAGGACAAGCTGTGGCACTTGATTTGTAAGAGGCATAAGTGTGTCAAATATCATTCTAAACAATGTCTGTGAATCATTGTCTAAATTATTAACAACCCACATTCTCATTCTTTTCCAATCTTTTTCTTTGAGTGATTGAACTAATTCGTTTGTGTTTACTTCAACTAAATTTGTTAATATACCTTCGTCAATATTACCAGAATGTGAATATCTCTGAAGTTCATTCAATGTTCTTCTATAATCGGGAAAATGTTTTTCTACAACTTTTGCTACAACTTTTTCATTAAAAGGTATATTTTCTTCAGCAAGAATATCCAACACTCTTTTAAAAAAACTTGCTGCTATTTTTGGTTTTTCATCTTTTGGTATTTTAAAGTCTACAGAAGTGCATCTACTGTGTAATGGTTGAATGATTCTATTTTTAAAATTGCATGTAAATATGAATCTACAATTATTTGAAAACTCCTCTATAAACCCACGCAGGGCAGGCTGTGTAGAATTTGGATTAAGATAATCAGCTTCATCTAATATAACAACTTTTGTATTACCGGTAAATGATACAGTTGATGCAAACTGTTTAATCTTTGTTCTTAATACATCAATACCTGATTCTTCAGATCCATTTACAATAATGTAGTCAGTGTTTAATTCTTCACATAATGCTTTTGCCACTGTTGTCTTACCAGTACCAGCCAATCCTGACAAAAGCATATTCTGTATATCACCTTTTTTTATGATAGTTTTAAAGAATGATTTTAACTCTTTCGATAGGATACAACTATCAATTTTCCGAGGCCTATATTTCTCAACCCACAAATATTCTTCCATTAAGGTCCCCAATATAATAAATCTTGATCTTCAATTAAATTTTGTGGCATTTCAAGTTTAATTAACAAATCATCTCTAACAAAAATACCATTGCCTGTGTGACATACCATGGTATATCCTTTATTATGACCAATGTCTAATGTCTCTGAAAAAGTTGTTCCTTGATTATCTGCATGTTGATCGACAACGGCATTACCATCTTCGTCAAACAATTTATGTCTCCACCTTATACCAGGTCGAGGTGTGCTGTTTATTTCTATAACAACAACTTTAGGATTATAATCTGTAAATGTTTCCCATATATCTGAATCATATGTATCCACATCTATAGATAGCAATTCAAATTCTTTAGGTAGACTTGTTTCTTTTAGTATTTTACTAAGAGAATTTTCTTGATAATCAAATTGTGATACGTACTTATTAATTGGTACAATCGATTTATGATCTTCGCATGTTTTTAACAAATCTTTATATTTTTCTTCGTCGCCTTCTATCATTACACAAGACCAACCTTTCTCAACAAGACAAAAGGCATTGTTAAAATATTTACCATCCCAAGCTCCAAACTCCACAGCCCACGATTCATTATTATTTTTTATATTTAATTTTTCAAATATTACTTTTAATATTCCGTCTTCGCCTTGCTGTGAATATACATTATTAGCGTATTGTTTAAACATTATATCTCCTATACATTTGATCCTGGCTCAGCAGCAATCCAATATTGTAAGTCCTTGGATTCGTGTCTGAAATGTAAGAACTTTGCTTTCTGCGTCTTTGCTACTGAGACATCATAAGCATCAGGAATAACTTTCAAGTTCTCTACAGCAATGAATATATCAAACTCATCAAATGCTGACCCAAGATCCTTCGTAAAATTACTTGATGATTTATTTTTTCTATCACTAACAGATAATGATACACTTTGATTGTGACATTTTATAGATATTGTTGGAGCACCTGTTATTGCAGCTGCTTTCATTATCATTTGAACATCTTCTGCAGACATTTTAAATTTATAAACTTCTGTGTGTTGTATTTCGACTTGTGGTGCTGCAGTAACTACTTCTGGATTAGAATAAAAATATTCAAACAAACCAGATGAACTTGATATTTCTAAACTTTTATCACCAAATTTTATATCTTGATCATTCACAAGAGATATCATAGCAAGCAATGAATTCAAATCATACACAGCAAACTGATTAGGTATTTGTTCTTTAATTTGTGCTCTTGCGAATATATTCTTTGCGCTTGATATTGTTGATATAATATCACCTGGCTTGAATACAATATTAGTATTAATAGAAGCAAAGTTCTTTAATACCTGTAACGTGTCGTTACTGACTTTCATATACTACTCCATAATAAAATTTAATTATATATTATTCTAAGGTTTTTTCCAAGGTAACTTATTGTTATATTTTTTTAACATCATATCATTACCATTTAAAAAGAATTCGCCTTTTACTGAATCATCTCTGTTACCCACTCTATAGTTTAAGCTATATTCATATGTTGAATCATATGTATAGTTATTATTCTTCAATATATGCATAATCAATCTATCTACTTCAGGTTGTTCTTGTGGATGTCTTGCTCTTCTAAACCAAGCTGGTGATATTTGAACAGCCATTGCTTTTGGTAGAAAATAACAACCAACATCTAAGAAAAATTCTTTTTCACTTAAACAAGTATGCCATTTACCTAAACTTTCACAATCATCATTACATATAAATTTATTATTATGATCAACTATTTTTCTGAAGGAGAATGCCCAATCATTTTTTTCAGCAACATTTACTAAATTTTCTATATGTTCTTCATCAACCCAATTATCTTCATCAAGATATATTATGTAATCTGAATCTGTCAAATAAGGTAAAGCTCCATAAATTCTATGACCATTGTATTGACTGTGACCAGTATTTTCAGGCAATAAAATAATTTCTCTTCTGTCTTGTTTACTCGCTATACTTTTTACTTTTTCGTGATATAGTGGACCATCTGCTACAACATAATGAATAATATTGTTATAAGATTGTTTTTCAATCGATTCGATATTAGTTTTTAAAAAGTTTGTTCCTATTGTGGGAGTTATAACAGCAACTCTTGGATTAAATTTTTGGGTCATAAACTGTATCGTCCTTTTCTGTGTAAACCTGTCCTATAAAATCTCTACCAATACTTTCGTAAGAATCTTTCATCCATTGAGTTTCTTTTATACCAGAAATTACACAATCATTTTGATAAGCCGGCCAAACATGATCTCTTAGAAAAATTTGATCTACAAGATAACTATGATTTGAAGTATAACTTTCCATTGATTGAAATATTTCTTTTGATAAACCATCTTGGATACCAAACATTCCTGCCATTATTGGAAACTCATAATGATTAGCATGGTCCCTAATACAACACATTTTTTTGTCTGTCTTAATCCAATCATCTACAATCTTTTTTTCACGCAATGATAATCTAGAGTCAGCATCTCTTGATAAAACTATAGTGCCAGGTGTCATGGCTTCAAATCTCCAGAAAGCTCCAAAACCTTTTTCTTTCTCATATAATGAAACATTTGAATACCATTCTAATTCTTCTAAACATTCATTTGGGACTGTGTTATCAAAATAAACAAACACACTCCATTGAGGAAAAAACTTAAATGCTAACATACAGTTTTTTACAATACCATTGCAATATTTTGGATCATCTCCCCACAAACTAAAAGATATAATTCTTCTTACCATATAAAATTCTTCTTATAATAATCTACTATTATTTTCAATTCAGAATCAAAATTTGCTTTAGGCTGCCACCCAAGTTCCTTAAGTTTTGAATCATCTACTGAATACCTAACATCTTGACCAAGTCTTTTTTCGTTGCCATCAATGTATTCTTTTTCATTATTGTATATACCATAATTATACAATATTTTTGAGGCAACTTCAATGTTCATGGCTTCATAATTACCCGATATATTATATATTTCATTTATTTTTTTGGATTCAATGATTTTCATTACAGCACTGACTGTGTCACTCACGTGTAACCATGTTCTTTTTGGTATTCCTTTATCGTGCAATGATATTTTTCTGCCTAGTTTTAAATATTTAACAGCTTTGGGAATTAACTTTTCTACATACTGACCAACACCATAATTATTTGTTGGTCTTATTATTACATACGGTATGTTAAATGTTCTTGTCCAAGCTAATATCAACATATCAGCTGCTGCTTTTGTAGCTGAATAAGGATTGCTTGGTTTTAGTAATTGTTTTTCTGAAAAAGAACCAATATCTATATCACCATAAACTTCATCTGTACTGAAGTGTAAAAATACAGGTCTACGTTTCTTTTGTTGTATTAACTTTAATATATTATGCACACCATTAACATTACTTTTCAAAAATATATTACTGCTAATTATACTATTGTCAACGTGTGTTTCAGCTGCTGTGTTAATTATGTAATCACAATCTGATATTCTCGAAAGATCATTGATATCAGATTTTAAATATTTAAATTTTGGATATTTTAAAAGTTCATCAAGTAGTTGTGTATTAGATGCATATGTTTCATTATCAACTCCGTACACATACCAGCCATTATCTAAACATTGTCTAGTAACCCAATATCCAATAAATCCAAGACAACCTGTCACATAAACATATTTAATAGTTTTCAAATCCATATTTTAATCCATTCAATTCACTTGATATAATTTTTTTAAGTTTTTCTCCACAGCCAGTATAACTTAATTCACTTTCTGATGCTATTGTATAATTACAAGGTATTTTTTTAATTTTACAAAATAACTCTAATGCTTCATTAATTTTTAATTTTGGAATGTTGTAAACTGCATTAACAAATTTAGTATCTTTTTCCCATATTAATTTATTAACTACTACACATAAATCTTGTATACTAAAATAATCAAAATATCTGTTATTGTTTATTACCATATTCTTATCAATCAAATACTTATGAAACAACCTCGAAACATATTCCCCTTTACCAAAACAATTAAAAATTATTATGTTAGAAAATTTTTCATGATTGAATGATAATCTACATTTTACATTTTCTGCATAACCATAATAATCTTTAGGTGAGCAATTTTGAATATTGTCTTCACTAGCATTATTGATAGGTTTTGATCTATCATAAGCAGCCGCTGAGCTAAGATTGATTACTCTACTAAACAAATTTGAATTATTATGAAGATTTAAAAAAATATCTAAGTTATTTCTCACATCATTGAAGTCATTGTTCATTATAGCTGCAGCATTAATTATTGTATCAATATTATTATTCATTAAGAATTTTTTTACTTCAATATAACTTGTAAGATCGATAGTCTCTCTAGTTACACCAAAAGCATTATAATTGTGTTCAATTAAATATTTGAGTATTGAAGAACCAACAAACCCATTTGAACCAAACACAGCTATCATATTTTTACTACCATTTCTTTATTAATAATGTCTTGTGATAAAAATGGTGCCATTTCATGAAGACCACCTTGTTTACCATTTGGTTTAAATGCTTGTGCGGGAAATACATCTAAAGTATTTTGACTGATAAATTCTATTATGTGAGGTGTAGAATACAACTGCATTATTTCTTCCATATTTTCATCTAATTGAACATTATCACTAATTTTAGAATAAGGTATTTCAAATGCTTGAGCTATTTTTTCTATATCTGGAAAATGCACACCAGTGCTTTCAGAAACAGCATTTCTTCTGCCATTAAAAAATTTATCTTGTGTTTGTTTTATACTCATGTAACCATCATTATTAATTACAAATATTTTTACAGGTATATTTAATTTTCTTATCACCGCTAGTTCTTGAACATTTGTAAAAAAACTTCCCTCACCTATTACTAATATAATATTGAGGCTAGGGTTGGCGTAATGTATACCAACACTTGCAGGTATTGCATACCCCATGTCTCCTTGTGCTGATTGAGCCATATACCTTTGTTTATTTTTAATCTTTAAATTGCTAGAACAAATATAACATGGTTGTCCAGCATCTACTATAACTGCATCATTGTCTGTTGAATGCCTGTTAATACCTTCTACTATTTCATATAAATTTAATCCACCTTTATCTGACCTATGTGACTCTTCAATGTATGTTGGCCAAAGCTGTTTCCAATGATTTACTTTACTTAACCAATCTGTGTATTTTAATGAAACCATTTCATATTCAAAAAAATATTGTAAGTTCATATTAATAGATAAATCTATTTTAAAATTATCTTTTTTTAATTCACTTTTATCTATGTCTACCATTACTTTTTTACTATGAGGACTGAATGTTTTGGCATCATACCCAATATGAGTCACATTCATTGAACTTCCAAGTATAAGCAAAAGGTCTGCATTCTGCATAGCAAAATTTGCAGCTCTATTACCTTTAATACCTAACATACCTATATTATAATTGTTATCGGAGTTTGATACGTCCCGAGATAAAAATGTTGTTACAAATGGTAACTTATATTTTTTTATAAATGAATTAAAGTTTGATACACATCCACTCATCCTTATTCCACCTCCTGCTACAACTAAAGGCCTTTTGGAAGACTTTAATAATATATTAAGTTTAGAAAAATATTTTTCCTCAACAATTAGTTCATGTATGTATGGCAATGGTTTTTTGTATATAGAATACAATTTAGGTATTTCGGCTGACTGAATATTTGAAGGAAAATCTAACCAAACAGGTCCTGGACGTCCTGATGTACATATGTCAATTGCTTGATCAATTAAAAAAGGAACATCTTTTAGATCATTGCATATAACAGCTTTTTTAGTTAAATTTTTTACTGTAGTAACTATATCATGTTCTTGGACACCGTATCTTCTCAAACTAATATTTTTTTCTTTATTAATATATGTTGCCATATTTTCAAACTTAGTGTTACCACTTAAAAATAAAACTGGCATACTTTCTTGCCAAGCATTTAACAGACTTGTTATAACATTA